TCTGCTGACATCACAGTGACAGCAGCTGCAGGTACGTTGACAGGTGGCACATTGGCTTCAGGTGTGACAGCATCCAGTTTAACTTCTGTGGGTACATTGACTTCACTCACTGTGTCAGGCAACGTCACCGTGGACACCAACACCTTGTTCGTGGATGCCACCAACAATCGTGTGGGTATCGGCACCACCTCACCTGTGGCACCATTTGACATTCGAGGCACTTCAGGCCAGTTGTTCTCTGTCACCGACAGTTTGACAGGCGTGGTGATGTCTGTGAACGACATCTCAGGTATCCCAATTCTGGAATGTACCGCAGCTGCCACCAACGTGGTGGCTGTGACAGGTGAAATTCGTGCCACATCAGAAATCACTGCCTACTACTCAGATGAACGTTTGAAGACCAAGGTGGGTACGTTTGATGATGCACTTGCCATTGTGCGTTCTCTTGAAGGATTCAAATATGTAAGTAATGAAAAGGCTGCATCATTTGGATATCACAGTCAAGATGTGCAAGTGGGTTTGAGTGCACAACAAGTGCAAGCTGTTCTTCCTGAAATCGTGAAGATTGCTCCGTTTGATTTGAGTGTCACAGAAACAGGTGAGCATGTATCTCGCACAGGTGACAACTATTTGACTGTGGATTACGCTAAGTTGGTGCCTGTGTTGATTGAAGCCATCAAGCAACTGGAACAGAAGATTGAACAATTAAGCAAGTGAGCAACAGATGGGAATTCATTTCTCCCCTAAGGTTGCCACTACAGGGCTGATAGCCTCATATGATGCAGCCGCCACTCGGTCATATTCAGGATCCGGCAGCACCTGGAATGACCTGAGTGGGTTGGGCAACAACCTGACAATTCAAGGCAGCGCCACCACCACAACCATGGGTGGCGCCACGGCATTCAATCTGAACGCGGATGGAAAATATTTCTCGGGGTCGTTGTCAGGCACCATGCCCACCACCAACGCCACATTAGAAGCCTGGATCTATCCAGGTGCCTCAGAAGTCACTGCGGGAGACAGAGGCACTGTGATTCTGATTCATGGTGCTTCCAGCATCTACATGAGCTGGAACAAAGACAACCGATATCTGTCCAACTACTGGTATTCACATGCACCAGAAGGTTATCATGAAACCAATGGGCCATCCAGCAGAAGTGCCTGGACTCATTGGTGTTCTGTATGGAACAATGCAGATGGAAAATTGTATCAATGGGTGAATGGTGTGAAAACATTCGCCACCACATCAGGTAACGCATCACCTGGCACCAATATGATTGTTGGTAGAGAAGGTAGTAGTAGACAATTTTCTGGTGGAATTGCTGTGGTTCGTGTGTACAATACAGCATTGACAGATGCAGAAGTCACCAGCAATTTCGGTGCGCTTCGCGCCAGGTTCGGGATATAACATGGCATTGATTGCCAACTCCACTATTCCTAACAATGGCATGATTCTTTGCATGGACCCCACTAACGTTCGTTCATATTCTGGATCTGGTACCAAGGTGTATGACTTGATAAGCAATGTGGCTCATACCTTGTCCGGCGGTGCCTCTGTGACTTCAATAAATGGTGTCACAGCGGTGAATTGTTCTGTGTCTGGATATTATTTGGAATGTGATGTGAGCACGGTGCAACTACCCTTTTCTGGATTCACCTACATGGCCTGGGCCAGAATGATATCATCCAACGGTGAATGGAGAACATTATTCCGTACCACACCTGATGACCATCCTTTGTTGATTCAATCAGGTGGAACCACATTGGGAATGTTTGATAACAATGGATCTGGTTTCAACAGTTCAGGATATGACATCAGTTCATGGAACAATGTGTGGGCGTTGTGGAGCATTGTGGGAGATGCCACATCTGGCACCACGTTCTACATCAACAGCACACAAGTGGGAACTGCTGCCAGAAGTGCCGCAGGAAACTATCATAAAACCACAGGTGGAGCTGCAGGCAGTCAACCTTTTGGATACATAGGATGGGTGGGGTTGTACAATAATAAATTGAACGCTACCCAAGTTACACAAGTGTACAACAGTTTACGTTCACGTTTTGGAGTGTAATCATGGCGACAGAAACTGGACCTAACATTGTGAACACTGGGTTGGTGATGAATTTTGATGCCAGTAGCATTCGAAGCTTTCAAGGTGTGGCAAGAACCAACCTGGCTCGAGGAGTGGGATTTTCTGCAGCTAACACCAACACATCCACCTACAAATACACACAAGGGACAGAAGTAGTAGATATTCCTCAAGTGGGAAAACGCACAGTGAAATATGTGGACCACTGGAACGATTACGGCGGCGGGTCAGGACAATGTTGTCCCAACTTGTTTTACTATCATGATGGATGGATTAGTGTTTCAGGAAGCACAACCTACACGTATTCACTGATTTACAAAACCACCACAGGATATACGCACCCAAATTTCATGTACCGTTACGAATACGTGAATTCCAGTACATATGTAACCGAAGGAGGCGTTCACAATGATAGTAATCGTATACATCTAGGTGATGGGTGGTATTATGCTTGGGGACAATTCACGACCCAACCCAGTACCAATACCATGGTACTCTATTTGTTTTACTATCAATATGCTACTTGGGACAGAGTGTATGTGGACAGAGCATCTCTGGTGGCAGGTAGTACCGTCCCAGATGTAAAACACATCACTGCGTATAATTCTACAAATTCTGGTAACTGGACTGACACTATAGGTGGATATACTGGTACGTTAACTAATGGTCCTACGTATGACAGTAGTAATGGCGGTAGTATAGTATTTGATGGAAGCAACGATTACATTCAAGCATCTAGTTTCAACATCACAACCAATGCCTTCACAATTGAGGCTTGGGTGAAAATCAATTCCACATCGGGAAATGGCACCATCTTGAAGAAAAACACTTCCAACGATTTCTGGCCCATCTTTGAGATGACTAGAATAGGAACAAATTTACATGGTTACTATTCTTCTGAAAATTATGGAGCATGTCTGGAAGGAGCGGAGGGCAACAGTAATCCTTTGGTTGCTGGCAACATATATCATTTAGTGTATAGCAAAGGAACTGGAGGATACACCACCATGAAATTGTATGTGAATGGATCTTCAGTGACATATAACAATTATTTGTATGGTAGTCACATCAATACACTGGCTTCTAGCAGCAAGCCAATACACATTGGAATCAATTTTGACACACCCAACTACGTATCTCCCTTGAATGCTAATGTATATGCTGTACGAGTGTACAACACACAGTTAACAGACGCAGAGGTGTTGCAAAACTTCAACGCCACACGCGCACGGTTCGGAGTATAACATGGGTGGAAGATATAGTCCTAATGTAGTGACCAGTGGGTTGGTACTGTCGTATGATGCGGCAGGAATCCGGTCGTTCCCAGGTACAAGAACAATATATAGTTTAGTTAGTAGTGGAGGTAGTGGAACTTTAACAAATGGGATATCTTATTCTTTACCTACTACGGGAGATGGTAAATTATTTTATACTATGGTTGATAATTCCAGTGGACATCCATCCACTACACAAGGACTAACTGATTTTTTTACTAACGGTACAAATAGAGCTACAGGATTACATACAGGAATAGTGTCTTGGGCAGGACAAGGTCAATCATTACGATGGGGAGGGACGGCAGGTGGGTATCCGTCATATCACACTCGTGCTGATAACTATGGATGGATGGCAGAAGGGTATATATACATTCCAACCGACGGAAGTTATAATTTTTTAATTGACGGTGACGATGCATGTGATTTCTTTATCAATAATGAATTGTGTTCTTATTGGTATGGTGGACACGGGTTTGGTAGTGGAGCAACGGGTACCACAAAAACATTTTATAAAGGATGGTATAGATTTACCGTACGTATGGAAGAGCAAGGCGGTGGTGACGGCGTTTCAGTTGCTTGGCAAAAACCAGGTGATGCTGGATATTCAACAATACCAGCAGAAGCATATTCCACTTATGTACCCTCACCTAGTGCAAATAATTCATTATCTCTTGATGGTAGTGACGATTATATAGATACTGGTAAAACTGCTAGTCAATTGGGTGTGTATGATGCAGATTATACATTTTCCGCATGGGTATATCCCACAAATTTAACTAGCGACAAAACTATATTTGGTACAGACCAAACATCACTTAGAACCGGATTACATTTAGTATTTCGTAGTGGAGGAATTTATCAAGGACATTATTCGTCGGATTTCGGAGCGGGTACTGTAGCAATAAATAATTGGTATAATATCACGTATACCTATGTAAAATCTTCTGGTACTGCGACCATTTACAAGAATGGTGAATCACAAGGAAGTGGAACTATATCTTCTTTTATCGGAACAACTAATATATTAATTGGTAGATGGGCAGGAACATATAATTTTGCGGGGAATGGCGCAGCATACTATATTTGGAACAGAGCGTTATCTGCCTCAGAAGTTCTTCAAAATTTCAACGCAATACGAGACAGATTCGGAGTTTAACATGGCACTAGTCACCATACTCACCACTGAAGGATATCATCAGTTCGAGGATGAATTTCCCTATGATTTACATCACATACCATATGGTAAAGTGGTGGTGAAACATGATGGCAAATATCATGTAGGTGCCACGGTAGCTGCACCTCAGCATATGAAACGGTCACTGAACAGAAAAGACAAAAATCTGCAGGAGTTCTGGAACTACATTGACAGAAAAATGGTCACGTTGAATGAACAACAGGAACAACAATTTGTAGCCATCATAAGTATTATAGATTACGGGAAGGATGCTGTTCATGGACTGGGGAATGAATACATGGAACCCATGTATCAACCTGTATGGAAACAACGTTTCTATACAGCCTGGGTTCCTTATCGAGTACGATTGTATACCAAACACACACCTGAGCAATATGTTGGCGATATTCCTTTACCGCCAGTGAACAAAAACATGGAGAAAGATTATGGCTACCTTTTATAGTCCCAGAATGATTACAGATGGATTGATTCTTTGTTATGATGCTGCCAATGTGCGCTCATATCCAGGGTCTGGAACCAGCATCACGGATTTAAGCAGTAATGGAAAGTCTGGTACGTTGGCAAACGGGCCAACATTCACCAGCAGTAACGGTGGAGGTGTTGTGTTGGATGGTGTGAATGATTGGATTGACATTTCCAACTCCAGTTCATTCATCACAGGAACCAATCCTTTTACCATAGAAAGTTGGACCAACAAAACATCTGGGTCCTATGGAGCTATTCTGGGAAACTATGGCACAGGTTATGGCAATGGTTTATGGTGGGCCACTGCAGGGCTATACATACAAGGCGCCGTGTATCATTCAGACTATGCCAACTCCATGGCAGGCGTGCATCATTCAGCTGTGACCCGAGATGGTTCTGGTAATGTTGTGTTGTATCGTGATGGAGTTCAGGTAGGTACTGGAGTTTTAAGTTCTAGTATTCCTAGTGGTATAAACTGGAGAATTGGAGCAGATGTGAACGGCGGAGCAGAAGCTTTGACTGGACATATTTACGTGGTGAAAGCTTACAACAAAGTGCTAACATCCACAGAAATTGCACAAAATTTCAACTCTCTACGAACACGGTTTGGAGTGTAATGGCTAACATCTGGAGTCCCAATATCATCACGGAAGGTTTACAGTTATGTCTGGATGCGGGCAGTACCCGCTCTTATCCTGGCAGTGGTACCTCATGGTATGATGTATCAGGGAAAGGGAAACATTTCACTTGGGGTAGTGGGCCAAGTTGGAACAGTGCAGGCTACTTCAACACCTCTGGATATACCGCGACAGGACCAGCATCCAATAGCATCAATCTGAGCAACTATACAGGATATACTATATTTACTGTGTTTCAAACCAACACAGGCACCACAAATGCTTTGTTCAAGGTGTATGGAAGTGGTGGTTATAGTCGTGGCATCTTTTGTCATCCTAGTTGGACAGTAGGTACAATTTATTTTGACCAGGGAGGCTGTTGTGCGGATAGTCAACGATTAACGGCAGCATTACCTGCCTACAACACCTGGGTCATCATGGCATTGACATCCACTGTAGCCACTAGAAAAATATTCCTCCAAGGAAGTGAAGCTGCTTCCACATCCACGGCAGCAGCAGACATCAATGTGAGCAGCACTGGTATACAAATCAATCCAGTGGATGAAGGGTACAACTGGGATGGAAAAATTGCCTACTTCTCCATCTATGATTACGGATTCACACTGGCACAATATCAACAAAATTTCACTGCCCTTCGTGGGCGATTTGGAGTGTAACCATGTTTGAAAATCGTCAATACGTTATTTTTCACACCTCAGAAGTTTCTCTCATCAATTTTTCAGAAGTCATGGAATCAGCTGAAAACACCTTACGGACCACCGTGGATGGCACCAAGACATTTGTGAAATGGGAAGGAGAGGCTCCTGCCTGTGTGCAACAACTCACCACCAAAGGTGAGTATCTAACGCATCAAGAAATGTTGGATGCTTTGTCCGCAGAGGAATGGAACCCTCCCATGGTGGCAGGACTAGAATAATGGGTGTGGAGGCCGGCCCAAATATTGTGAATTCTGGGTTGGTGCTATCCTATGATGGCGCCAACATCAGAAGTTTTCGTGGTGCTCCCACCACAAATTATTTGAGCAGCCCCACACAAACATTCAACTCATCAGAGTTTCAACAGTATTATGATTTGCGTGCCATCTTTGAAACCAATGGATTAGTTCCGTATAGTTTAAGTTTTGATATGCGGGCAGATAAGCCAGGCGATGTATATTGGTATATGCAAAATGGTTCCTATACAAAATATGCTTTCGTGGGACACAATCGGTCGGCAACAACAAAATGGCAACGGTTTACGATTGAAAATGTTACCCCATCTGGACCTACTGCTGCCTGGCAAGCCAATACTCCAGGTGACAACCGCGCCATGCTAGCAACATACACTGGTTATGGTTCTGGTGTATATCCTCAAGTAAAAAATATGCAACTGGAGTTGGGTACCGTTGCTACACCATTCGTAGATGGAACCAGAGGTACTACTAACGCAACTGGTGGTGGGTGGGTTGATTTAAGTGGAAATAGTAATCACGGTGAATTGGTAAATGGTCCCACATATAATAGTTCCAATGGAGGTAATATTGTATTTGATGGAACAAATGATACAGTTACTACACCAGTAACACTATCTACACTGGCCGCACTATCTAGTTGGACCATGGAATGTTGGGTTTCTATTCCTTCGTTCCCAACTGCTGCTTCTCCGAATGGATACAATAACACTACCCGAGCAGGTGTTCTTCTTGGTGCTGCATATTATTCTGGATGTGCGTTGTATTGGTATGGAAATGCTTCTGGAACGGCATGTACCATATATGGTTACCTTCGTGGCGCAGATGCGTATAGAGTAACAGCAGGATATTCTATGTCCACAAATACGTGGACTCATTTTATGTTTGTTAATAGTCGGTCAGATACTACACTAAAATTATATGTGAATGGAGTATTACATAGTTCTGTCGCAGGTGCAACACAAGAATATAATTCTGGATTGACTCCCACTGCGGGTAATATAGGATTTAATAAAGCACAGGTAGACGGAGGTGGGGAACTGGTATATTCCTTACTAAACTGTAATGTTGGAGCAAGTAAAATATACACAAAAGCACTATCAGCAACAGAAGTACAACAAAACTTTGAAGCAACCCGTGCAAGGTTTGGTGTCTAATGGCATTTTTTCATAGTCCCAAAGCCATCACCTCCAATTTAGTACTAACTTGGGATCCTGCCAACACCAGATCCTATGGATTGTATTCTCCACTGATTGACAGCACCTCCTGGACTTTAGGTTCAGGTGGTGTGGGAAACTTCAGTCAAAATGGTAACACAGGAGAAAATGAACGAGTATATGCCACAGACCCATTTGGCAACACTTCGTTGGTATGGGAAACCAGAGCATCGGGTGACAACCAAGCAGACGGTGGGTGGAATAACGGATACTACAATATTGATAATACGGCACTGTATAGATTTTCTGTTTGGGTCAGAAGAACTTCCTCTTCCTCAGGCGGAACCTTTTATTTTGGTTTGTATGGAAACGGAAGTGTATTTGGTGTAGAACGTACCGATAATGGTGCTAACGAAAACAATTCTTATTGGGAATGTGTAGGTACTAGCGCATTAACACAAAATCAATGGTATCTTGTAACAGGACATTGTTATCCATACACACAGTCAACCTCTATTCGTCACCCAGACACAGGTTATTTTACTATTGCAGGTGGAACAACAAAAGTAATGAATATTGGTGGATGTAACATTGGTAATGACCCACGGTGGTTAGCACAAACCACCAGTACACTGCACAGAGTGTATCACTACTATTGCGCAGACAGTACTACCCGATTACAGTTGTGGTGTCCACGTATTGATAAGTGTGATGGCACCCAACCCAGTATTCGAGACATGCTGGAAGGAAGAACCTCAGGTCTAGTGGATTTGAAAAACAACATCGTGGGCTCCATCAGCGGTTCTGTAACCAAAGATAGTGCAGGAGGAGGTAGTTTGGCATTTGCAGGAGGAAACACCTCTCATGCAGTTGTGAAAACTAATTTCTCTTTTCCATCTGATGCTGTAAGCTGTGAATTCTGGGTGAAGACCACAGATACATCATGCGGAATCATTTCATACGCCAACTCTGTGAGTGATAACGCTTTCTTGTTGTTCAACACAGCTCCACTGGATGTGTATATTAATGGGTCAGCGTATAGTAGTGGAATAACGTGTAACGATAACGTATGGACACACATCTGTATCACAAGAACACAAGGATCAGGTTCAATAAAAACTTATAAAAATGGTTCTTTGGTAACCTCGGTCACGGGTGTCACCGGCACCATTGCCTCAGGTGGTACCTTGGTGTTAGGACAAGAGCAAGATGCTGTGGGGGGATCGTTTGACGCAGGTCAAGCTTTCTCTGGTAATCTAGGTGTGATGCGTTTCTATAACCGCGAATTAACCGCTACAGAAATCACAGAGAATTTCAATGCCACCCGTGCCAGATACGGAGTGTAATATATGTCAGTAGAAGGGGGTCCAGATATTGTAACCAATGGATTGGTGATGACATTAGATGCAGCAAACGTACAATCGTTTATTGTTGATACAATAGACGTTGAATATCTAATTGTCGCTGGTGGTGGAGCGGGTGGATTGCGTCTCGGCGGCGGTGGTGGTGGAGGTGGTGTACTTACTGGGACAACAACAGTAAGTCGTACTTCATATTCCATTACGGTAGGTGCTGGTGGGTCTAGTATGAGCTCCCAAGGAGAAAACGGAGGTGTTGGTTATAACGGAGGAAATAGTTCTGCGTTTAGTTTAACTGCCACCGGTGGTGGTGGCGGTGGTGCATATAATGGAAGTGCTTATGTAAATGGCGCAAGTGGTGGTTCTGGCGGTGGTGGTGGTGCGGGCTCTGCGGGTGGAGCAGGTACTACGGGTCAAGGAACCGCAGGTAGAAATAATAACTCAGGCGGTATCAGTAGTAACCTTCCATCGGGGTGGTCATCGGACAACGGATATAATGCAGGTGGTGGTGGTGGAGCAGGAGGGCAAGGTACAACAGGTACCCCGGTCAGTGCAACTGGTAATCCTGCAACCGCAGCACCAAGTAACGGCGGTATTGGTGTATTTTCTAGTATATCGGGTACAGGTACATATTACGGCGGAGGAGGAGGAGGACATCAATACAGAAACTCATATACAAACGCATCTGGTGGATTAGGTGGTGGTGGTCGTGGAGGTGCCGGAGGATATTCCGCAGGTCAGATTGCATTTGGTACTCCTACTAACGGTACTGCCAACACCGGTGGTGGTGGAGGTGGTGGTGGATTTTATAGTGGTGAAGGTGGAGTATCAGGGGCAGGTGGTTCCGGTATCGTCATCGTCAGATATCCTGGTCCACAAAAAGCAAAGGGTGGAACTGTTACCACATCCGGTGGATACACCATTCATACGTTTACTACATCAGGTACATTTGAAGTAGGTTCGTTTTGGGGAGATATTAATAATATAAGTAGAAGTGGTGAATTAATTAATGGTCCGACATTCAATAGTTCTAATGGTGGAAGTATCGTGTTTGACGGTAGTAATGACAACATTACACTTCCTGCATCATCATTAACTACAACGCAGAACTTTACTATAGAAGCATGGGTAAAACTTTCGTTACGAGGAGATAGACATATTGTTGTTGTCAATTGGACAGGATGGGCGGTAGAAGTTGGTGAAGGTAGTGGTGCATTATACCCATACTTTACTTGGTGGAACGGTTCTTCACAATTAAGTACAACATGGAATCTTACTGCTACGGTAGGTGGGTGGACATACTTGTGTGCAACATTTGACGGAAGTACAGCCAGAATGTATGTGAACGGTGTGCAGTCTGCGCAATATAACAGTACGTCTATTTCTTATAGTGTGTACGCCAGACAAATATCTGGAACAACATTTAGTGGTCCTATTCTTGGTAACGTTGCCACAGTTAGAAACTATAATGCAGCTCTAACCGCAGCACAAGTCACACAAAATTTCAACGCCACACGTGACAAATTTGGAATTTAGATAAATAGTTAGAAACACTTTTTAGGTGAGGAACCATGGCTATCACCACCCGTCAAGAATTGAAAGATTACTGTCTCCGTCGTTTAGGCTACCCCGTGATTGAAATCAACGTGGATGATGACCAGGTGGAAGACAGAGTACAAGACGCCATCGACTACTGGAATGAGTATCACTTTGATGGCGTGGAACGTGTCTATCTGAAGGCACAAGTGGAAGCCTCGGAAGTTCGGTTGTCCACCATTTTTGCCAGTCAGTTCACCCTGGATGAAACCATCACAGGAGCCACGTCAGGTGCCACTGCCAAGGTGTATGCTGTGAAAACCAGCAGCATCTTAAAGGTTCGCACAGTTCGAGGCACCTTTGTGAACGGAGAAACCATCACAGGTGGCACATCAGGATTTTCCACCACGTTGCACAACTCTTTAGCCTACACTGAAAAGAGCTGGACCTCAGGTGATTTTGCTGTCACAGATGCTGTCACAGGTGTGATTCGTGTGTTGCCTTTTGGTGACGCAGGTAGCAGCCGTGCCAGCACCAACATCTTTGACGTGGTGTATCAGTTCCGTTTGAATGATATGTACAACTTGTTGTCCTCAGATGTCATCTACTATCAACAAGTGAAACAACATCTGCAATTGTTGGATGATATGTTTGCGGGGTCTCGCACTTTCACCTTCAACAGAAAGAAGGATGTCATCCATCTGGATGTGGACATGGACACTACATTTGCAGAGGAAGATTTCGTGGTGTTTGAAGTGTATCGTGCCTTGGACCCAGAAACCTACACAGAAATCTACAATGATATGTTTCTTCGCCGCTATGTGACAGCTCTCATCAAGCGTCAATGGGGTGAGAACATGAAGAAGTTTGGTGGCATGCAACTGCCTGGTGGTGTCACTCTGAATGGTCAAGTCATCTTTGATGAAGCACTCACTGAAATCAATGAGCTGGAACGAGAAATGCAAACTCGTTACGAGTTGCCCGTTGACTTCATGGTAGGCTAACATGGCCACCAATTTCTATTTTCAAAGTGGCAGTTCACAAGGAACCACAAACGAACAACGGCTTCTGGAAGACCTCATCATTGAAAGCATCAAGATATATGGTCATGATGTGTATTATCTTCCACGCACCTCAGTGAAGCAAGATGAAATTCTAGGTGAAGATGTGTTGAGTCATTTTGAAAATGCCTATCCCATTGAAATGTATCTCACCAACATTCAAGGGTGGGAAGGTGATGGTGAATTGTTCACCAAGTTTGGCATTCAAGTCACAGACCAAGCCACATTCGTGGTGTCCAAGCGTCGTTGGGAAGATGCTGTGGGTAGTGCACCTGATGAACTGTTGCAAATCCCTAGTCGTCCTGCTGAAGGAGATTTGATTTATTTTCCTCGCACCAATGCCATGTTTGAAATCAAGTTTGTGCAACACTTGAATCCTTTCTATCAACTGAACAAGTTCTACATCTACAGCATGAGTTGCGAATTGTATCAATACAGTTCAGAGAAGTTTGACACCGGCGTAGATGAAATTGATGCAGCAGAAACAAACAATTCACAAGATGTGTTTGAGTACAACATCTTGAAGGAATCAGGAGATTTGTTGTTGTTGCAATCTGGATTCAGCATCGTGCAAGAGGCATTCGGCACACGTGCCTTGGTGCCATTCAGCGACAATGCCTCCATAGAAACTGAAGGGCAAGACATCCTGGATTTCAGTGACATCAATCCCTTTGGTGAATACTAATGTTCAAGGGTCAATATTTCTATCACCAACATATTCGAAGGGCCATCATTGCCTTTGGAACGTTGTTCAACAACATACAAATTCGTAGAACCAATGACACTGATGAAACTGTGCAAAGTTTGTTTGTGCCATTGAGTTATGCTCCCAAACAGAAATTCATTGACCGTATCCGTGAAGCGCCAGAACTGGAAACAGGTCGTGCCACATTCGCCATCACATTGCCACGTATTGGTTTTGAAATCACCAACTTCAACTATGACCCATCCAGAAAACTAGCAGTCAGACAGAATGTGAGAGCAGTGGATGAATCCGACAATTCACCCACAGGTGTTCGGTATTCATTTGTGTCCACACCCTACAACATGGGCATCAGCATGAGTGCATTTGTCAAAAATCAAGATGATGGATTGCAAATCATTGAACAGATTCTTCCCTATTTCAATCCAGATTTCAACGTCACCATCAACACCATTCCTGAACTGGGTGTGAAAAATGACTTGCAAATTGTACTAGATAGTGTATCATACCAGGATGACTGGGAAGGTAGTTTTAACAAACGTTTGAGTGTCATCTGGGATTTGAACTTCACAGTGAAGTTGAATATGTATGGTTATGTTCGAGATGCCAACCTCATCAAGAAGGTCATTCAGAACATCTATGCCGATCCTACATTGTTGGAAGGACGTTTGCCAGGCAACACTCAGGTGGGCACCAGAATCACCACAGAACCAGACCCCACCACAGCTCTTCCCACAGACAATTACGGTTACATTCAAGATTTTGATGATATCTTTACAGGTGAATAATGACATTTGATAATTTAAATGATAAGTTCAATGTGATGAAAACTGAGGAAGAAGTGAACGCTGTGGTGCCTGTGGCATTGGAAGATGATGCAGCTCACGCTAGAGAAACACTTCGAACATTGATTGACAAAGGCAATGAAGCCATTGATGGCATTCTACACATCGCCAAAAACAGTGACCATCCGCGTGCCTATGAAGTGGCAGGACAACTTATCAAAACTGTGTCTGATACAGCCAAGGATTTGCTGGAAGTGCAGAAACGCAAGAAAGACTTGGAAAAAGAAGACAAGCCAAAAATACAAACACAGAACAATTTGTTTGTGGGCTCCACACATGAATTGTTGAAGGCAATGAAACAGGCACAAGAGCCTGTAACCATTGAAGATCCAAATGCTGGATAACAACTCTTATCATGGCAATCCCAATTTAAAATCCATCGGGTATCAGCATCAGTTCACTCCAGAAGAAATTCAAGAAATTGTGAAGTGTCAGCAAGACCCAGTGTATTTCATTGAGAACTATTGTCACATTGTGTCATTGGACAGAGGGTTGGTGAAGTTCAAGTTGTATGATTGTCAGAAAAACAAAGTGAACATCATTCTGAACAACAGAAAAGTGGTGTTGATGGAAGGTCGTCAGCAAGGCAAAACCATCACATCTGCTGCCTGTATTCTTTGGTACACTTTGTTTCAAGAAAGCAAGACCGTGGCTATTCTTGCCAACAAAGGCAGTGCCGCTCGTGAAGTGTTGGATCGTTACCAAATCATGTATGAACACCTACCCATCTGGATGCAACAGGGTGTAAGAACCTGGAACAAGGGTAACGTGGAACTGGAGAATGGCAGCAAGGTGTTCACAGCAGCCACAACAGCTTCAGGTATTCGTGGTAAGTCTGTGAACTGGTTGTACATCGACGAAGCTGCCATCATCCCCAACAACGTGGCAGAACAGTTCTTTGCTTCTGTGTACCCCACAATTTCTGCCGGTACCACCACGAAGATTCTGCTGACATCCACTCCTCTGGGATACAATCATTTCTGGAAGTTCTGGAATGAAGCAGAAAAGGGCAAGAATGGTTTCATTTCACATTTCATCCCTTACTGGGAGATTCCTGGGAGAGATGATGCCTGGGCTGAAGAACAGCTTCGCACACTAGGAGAAGTGAAGTTCAATCAGGAAGTGTTGTGTGAGTTTCTGGGATCCAGCAACACCTTGATTAATGGCAGAACGTTGGCTCAGATGAGCAGCATGGATCCAGTGTATCAGAATGAGATGGGATTGTTGTTGTATGAAGAACCCAACCGAGAACACACCTATGTCATCACTGTGGACGTGTCTCGAGGTGTTGGAGGTGACTATTCAGCATTCACCATTGTGGATGTCACGGATATGCCTTACAAAATGGTGGGGAGATTCAAGAACAACACCATTGCTCCCATGTTGTTTCCAGAAGTGATACGCAAGACAGCCAAAGATTACAACAATGCCATGGTGCTGGTGGAAACCAATGACATTGGAGGACAGATTGCTGACATCTTGTATTCAGAACTGGAGTATGAAAACATCCTGAGCACTGTGAAAGAGAACAACCAAACCTACATCAGTCCAGGGTTCTCCAAGTCCACCACTCTGGGTGTCAGAACCACCAAGACTGTGAAACGTCAAGGGTGTTTCGCCATCAAGAGTTTACTGGAAGAGAAAAAACTAAATATATTTGATGCCGACACCATTCATGAATTTTCAACATTCGTGGAAAAGAGTGGCAGTTACGTGGCTGATGAAGGATACCACGACGA